GAAAATAGAAAGGAAAAACTGATATGACTACTTACAAAACTGCCGAAAGTGTATGCATGGGGCACCCGGATAAGCTGTGCGACCTCATTGCCGACAGCATTCTGGACGCTTGTCTTCGAAAAGACAAATCTGCTCGTGTTGCCTGCGAGGTTATGGCGACGAAAGGCAAAATCATTGTTGCGGGCGAAATCACCTGCGACGGAAAAATCGACATCCGCTTCATCGTTAATAATGTGCTGCGCGAGGTCGGCTACAATCCGTGGAAGTTCACGACCTTCGTATTCGTCCACAAGCAGAGTAAAGACATCAGTGCCGGAGTAAACACAGCACTCGAAGCTCGCAACGGCAGCGAGGAGCGCTACGCTTCCATCGGCGCTGGCGACCAAGGCACTGTTTATGGGTACGCCACCAACGAAACCCGCGAGATGCTCCCGCTCCCTCTGGTGCTGGCGCATCGCATCTGCAAGCGCGTGGATACCGTCCGCAAAGATAAAATCGTGAAGGGTCTGTATCCTGACGGCAAAGCACAGGTCACCATTGAATATGAGGACGGCAAACCGAAACGCGTAAAGACCATCGTGGTGTCCGTTCAGCACGATGCTGACAAAACGCAAGAGCAGCTCTACGCCGACATTAAGCAGAATGTGCTCTGGCAGTGCTTTGATGACTTTCCCTTCGATGATGAAACAGAAATCCTCGTCAACCCCAGCGGTCGATTTGTTGAGGGTGGGCCTGCTGCCGACACCGGGCTGACCGGCAGAAAGCTGATGGTGGATACCTACGGAGGGCTGGCTCTCCACGGTGGTGGCGCGTTCAGTGGTAAAGACCCCACGAAGGTTGACCGCAGCGGCGCTTACATGGCGCGGTACATTGCAAAGAATATCGTATGGAGCGGCCTTGCAGAACAATGCGGTGTCGCTCTTTCTTATGCCATCGGCAAGGCTGACCCCGTTGCCGTGGACATCGACTCCTTCAATACGAGCAGTGTTTCCAATGAGGCGCTGCGTGAAATTGTGCTGGAGGTTTTCAACCTGCGCCCGGCAGCGATTATCGAGAAGCTCCGTCTGCGCAATGAAATCTATGCGCGGACTGCGACCTACGGTCATTTCAACTATAGTCTGTTCCCGTGGGAGGACACCAGTATGAAGCTCTACGATGAGCTGAGAAAGGCGGCTGAGAAATATGCAGATAGAAAAACTGAAAACTGAGCAGCTCATTCCGTCTGATTATAACCCGCGCAAAGACCTGAAGCCCGGCGATGCCGAGTATGACAAGCTGAAACGCTCTATCGAGCAGTTCGGTTACGTCGAGCCGGTCATCTGGAACAAGACCACCGGCAGAGTTGTTGGCGGGCATCAGCGCTTGAAGGTGCTCATCGATATGGGCATCACCGAGGTGGACTGTGTTGTGGTGGAGCTGCCGGAGACAAAGGAAAAGGCGCTGAATGTGGCACTCAACAAAATATCCGGTGATTGGGATAAGGATAAGCTGGCGCTGCTCATCGCTGACCTGCAGGGCTCCGATTTCGATGTATCTCTCACCGGCTTTGACCCGTCAGAGCTTGACGACCTTTTCAAAAGCAGCATCAAAGACAGCCTACACGATGATGATTTCGACGTTGACGAGGAGCTGGGGCAGCCGCCGGTCACAAAGCTCGGTGACATATGGACGCTCGGTCGGCATCGGCTGGTCTGCGGCGACTCCACCAAGCCTGAAACCTTCGCCGCTCTCATGGAGGAACGCAAGGCGAATCTGGTCATTACGGACCCGCCCTACAACGTCAACTACGAAGGCAGCGCCGGTAAGATAAAGAACGACAACATGGCAAACGATGCCTTTTACAATTTTCTACTGGCTGCGTTCCAGAACACTGCGGCGGTTATGGCGGATGACGCCAGCATCTATGTTTTTCATTCCGACACTGAGGGACTCAATTTCAGGAGAGCTTTTTCGGATGCCGGTTTTTATTTGTCCGGCTGCTGTATCTGGAAGAAGCAGTCGCGGGTGCTGGGGCGTTCTCCATACCAGTGGCAGCACGAGCCAGTGCTCTATGGCTGGAAGAAAAACGGCAAGCACCAATGGTACAGCGGGCGTAAGGAAACGACCATCTGGGAGTTCGACAAGCCCAAGAAGAACGGCGACCATCCTACAATGAAGCCTATCCCGCTGCTGGCCTATCCAATTACGAACAGCAGCATGACCAACACGCTGGTGCTCGACCCCTTTGGCGGCTCCGGCTCAACGCTTATCGCCTGCGAACAGGCCGACCGCTCCTGCGCCACCATAGAGCTCGACGAGAAATACTGCGATGTCATCGTGAAGCGGTACATCGAGCAGGTCGGCTCGGCAGATAAGGTTTCCGTCCAGCGCGACGGACTGACCCACGCCTACGCTGAAGTGGCTGTAAAATTGGACTAATTGACACAAGCGCCGCCGCTTCTATTTGGTACATATATATCTCTGAATTGCCTTGCTATTTACAGGCTTTAGAGTGATATATGTACGTACAAAAAGCCGAAGCATCGGCAGAGAGAAAGGCGGTATCACAATGAATTTTGAACTCAAGTACAACCTGACCGGCAGCGACAGGAAGCGGCTGGTCACTGCAATGGCGGAGCTTCTGGACAGTCCAATGAAATACAAGGGCGCTCCTACCTTCGCCTACGAGGTGGACTACTTCACCATCGACAAGAACGGTACGGTCATCTTCGACGACGGCGCCGACAGCGAAGAAATCGAAAGGTTCATCGAGCGGCTTCACGAACAGGGCTTTGAAGCGGAACCGCGCTTCGAGGACTTGCGCATGACCGAGGAGGAAGAATTAGGCCTCGGTCGCCAGCGCCGCGACCCTGTCGGCGAGGACGGGATGCAGGCAAGCGATGTGCCGGATGACGAGGAGGACGAAGTGGACGCGCTGGTGATTTCCTACCCCAGAACAGAACTCACCGACGCGGCGCTCGAAAACCTGCGACTGCTGGTCGCCAGCAAGGAGACGCTCATAAAAAAGGCGCTGGGTGCTGAGAGCCTGCCGATTGACATCACGGAGGACAAAATCAGCTTCCCGTGGTTTACCGGCATTCCGGCACCCGAAGAGGTCAACGCCTACGCACGCTTCACAGGCAAGCTCGTCGGCATGGCAAAAACCCAGAAGCGCATCACCGCAAAGGACAAGGAAACCGAAAACGACAAATACGCCTTCCGCTGCTTCCTCCTTCGGCTGGGCTTCATCGGTGAAGAGTACAAGCAGGAGCGAAAAATCCTGCTCCGCAACCTCTCCGGCAGCTCCGCTTTCAAGAGCGGCAACCCGAAGGTGCAGGAGCTGGTCGAGCGCATCAATGCGGACGCTGGCCTTTACGACGACGTGATGAGCCTGCAGGATACGGAGGTGGCTGACGATGAAGTTTCCGAATAACGAAACTGTCGAGCGTGTCCGCAAACAGTACCCGGTAGGCTGCCGTGTGGAGCTTGTCCGCATGGACGATGTCCAAGCGCCGCCTGTCGGCACGAAAGGCACCGTGCGCGGCGTGGACGACATCGCCAGTATAATGGTCGCATGGGACAACGGCTGCGGTTTATCGGTCGCTTACGGCGAGGACTTGTGCAGAAAAATCGACACGGAGGATAACGCTAATGGATAAGAAGAAACCGAACTGCCCGCTGATAGGTGCCGATGGCAACATTTACAATCTGGTAGGCATCGCTTCCCGTACATTGAAGCGCAATGGTATGCCAGATGAAGCAAAAGAGATGACTTCCCGCGTTTTCGGGAGCGGCAGCTACGACGAGGCGCTCATGATAATCGACGAGTATGTCACTATCACAAGCGTTGACGACGAAGACGAGAAATAAAATACACAACTATAGCTGGTATTGCAGTAGAATATTTGTTCTATATATTGTGGTTTATATCTCAAAATTGCCTTGCTATTATGTGCTTTTAGAGCGAATATGTACCTACAAAAAGGAACGGAGGACGCCACAATGAAAAGCACAAAGGCAATGACCTACAAGGAACTGGAGCAGGAGCTCCTCAGAAACCGCAGCATACTCAGAAGCGCAAGCCTCGAACAGAAGCGCAGCCTCATCAACCGCGACCACGATTTGATGGTCGAGATGAATAGCCGCTGGGAAAAGAAATAAGGAGGGCATCACAATGACAGAACAGCAGTTAAAACAAGCCAAAAGCCAGCTACCCGAAGGAGAGAAATTCGACCGAGCCTACAGTGCCTACGAAGGCGGCATCCGACTGATAAGCAAAACCAAGGACGGACGTGAGTTCCGCTACAAGGTTATTTTCGAAGCAGACGGCAATGTCCGCATCGAGCGGTTTTAAGGAGGACAGAACCATGTGGAGAGAAGGAAGCCTCAAGGTTTATAACAGCGTTTTTCATTATTGGCTGAAGCAGTTCGATGAGCCCAGCGAAGAGTTCGGCATCGATGGCGGCAGGATTTCAAAGCTGATGCTCAAGCGGAATGGCACCATCGTGTGCAACTACGACAGAGGCTGGGACATCAAGCCCGCCGACCCCGACACGCAGCTTGCGCTGGAGATTCTGCTTCACGGCGAAAACCACTAACCGGCAATAAACGAAAAAGCCGAGTTCAGCCCTTCGCGGGGCTGTATCTCGTACAGATAGATTATGAGGGCACCGAGAGGGTGTCTATTTTTATGCCTGAAAGGAGGCGGTGACCATTGCGAAAGCTAAAGAAATACCAACAGACGCGCTTTAAAACGCACGACTCGACCTATGACAAGGAAGCCGCCGATTATGCTGTGTCGTTCATCGAGTCGCTCTGCCACACGAAAGGCACATGGGCCGGAAAGCCCTTCGAGCTGATTGATTGGCAGGAACAGATAATCCGCGACCTTTTCGGAACGCTCAAGCCAAACGGCTACCGGCAGTTCAATACAGCCTACGTCGAGATACCCAAGAAGATGGGCAAATCGGAGCTTGCGGCTGCGGTCGCCCTGCTTCTCACCTGTGGCGATGACGAGGAACGTGCCGAGGTGTATGGCTGCGCTGCTGACAGAAATCAGGCGTCTATCGTTTTTAACGTCGCGGCGGATATGGTCAGAATGTGTCCTGCTTTGTCGAAGCGTGTCAAAATTCTCGACGCGACCAAGCGACTCATTTTCCAGCCGACCGGCAGCATTTATCAGGTGCTCAGTGCAGATGTCGGCAACAAGCACGGCTTCAATACCCACGGTGTAGTGTTTGATGAGCTGCACACCCAGCCCAATCGAAAGCTCTATGATGTCATGACCAAGGGCAGCGGCGATGCGCGAATGCAGCCGCTGTATTTTCTTATCACGACCGCCGGTGATAACCAGAACAGCATCTGCTGGGAGGTACACCAGAAGGCGCTGGATATCATCGACGGGCGAAAGCACGACCCGACCTTCTATCCTGTCATATACGGCGCTGCACAGGAGGACGATTGGACGGACCCGAAGGTCTGGAAAAAAGCCAATCCCTCGCTTGGCATCACAGTCGGTATCGATAAGGTCAAGGCAGCCTTTGAGTCCGCACGGCAGAATCCTGCCGAGGAGAACAGCTTCCGGCAGCTCCGCCTCAATCAGTGGGTCAAACAGGCGGTACGCTGGATGCCGATGGACAAGTGGGATAAATGCGCGTTTGCCGTTGATGCAGAAGCGCTGGAAGGCCGTGTCTGCTACGGCGGACTTGACCTTTCCAGCAGCACTGACATCACGGCCTTTGTGCTGGTGTTCCCACCCGGCGATGAGGATGATAAATACTGTGTCCTACCGTTCTTCTGGATTCCAGAGGATAATATCGACCTGCGTGTCAAGCGCGACCATGTGAACTACGACCTCTGGGAGCGACAGGGTTTCCTGCAAACCACAGAGGGCAATGTCGTTCACTACGGCTACATTGAACAGTTCATCGAGCAGCTCGGCGAAAAGTACAACATCCGCGAGATTGCCTTTGACCGCTGGGGCGCTGTCCAGATGACGCAAAATCTCGAAGCGCTCGGCTTCTCGGTTGTGCCGTTCGGTCAGGGCTTTAAAGATATGTCTCCACC